ATACAGGAAGACTTTGCCCTCATTACCAGGGTTTGCTTTGTCCTGCACAACGTAGATGTTGGCATAGTAGGACAGTTTGCGCTTCTGCTTACGAACGGTGTCCTTGTCAGAATCAAGGCCACTGTTCCACAGTTCACGGTTGTGCTCTGACACAGGGTCTTTCTGACCAAGGGTAGTCAGGGAGTTCTCGATGTACCAACCACCAGGACCTTGGAAGGCATGGGAGTACATCTTTGCCCAAGGGAGTTCTTCTCCATCAGGGGCAGGGAGGAAACGGATAACTGCATATCCATTACCTGTCTTATCCATCTCTGGTTTCCACAGACGGTCATCTCCACCGCCACCAGTATTGTTCATCTTTTCGACTTCTTTAACCAGTTTAGAAGTCAGGGAACCGAGATTGGATTGCTTTTTAAGATTTGCGAAAGACATAGGATTTGTTGGATTAGTTGGATTTGGCTTGTGTGGACTTCGGTATTATAGGAGGATTACTCCTCTGTGTCAATCTGTTGTTTCATAACCTCAAGCATTTTGCTCATGTTATTAAAAACAGAATTCATATCTGTATTGGGAGGAAGACCCATCATCTGTGCAGAATCAACGATGTTCTGCTTCATCTTTTTTGCTTCGGGATCGTCTGATAAAGACAGACGAGTATAAAGAACTTTTTGTTTCTCAATCAATCTCCCTAAGAGACCAACATGAAACAATTTTTCTTCCCGATTCATTTTAGGAAAGTTAAACACATTACGATATACATCATCTTGGAGTTCACTTATTTCAGTCATCTCTGCGCGGACAACTTCCGAATCAAAAAAACTCATTTTCCTAAAACAATTTCCTTCACAATTTTCTTGTACCGAAATACATCAATATTTAGAAACGGAGAATACTTCTTCATTCTGAGACTTACTGTTTGCCACACTGGGTCATCGAGTTTGGCATCAAAGTTCTTCCTGAAATCAAGTATCTTATCCAGAATCACCATAGTTTCTATTGAAATTTCACCACCCAAATACTTTTTAAGGATGATTGGGTGACCATTCTTCTTTGCAAATACAGTATCTAAGTCCTGATTTGCAAGAATATACTCAAGTTCTTCCTTAAAAACATAAGAGAGAGATTGATTTCTTTTCTTCCATGCAGTGTACCTACCTTCTCCTTCTCGGATCATTTCTCCGATCCAAAGTTTACTAGGGTCAGTGCAAGTAATAAAGTTAGATACAAAGAACTCAATTACTTCTTTATCGTCTTTGTTTCGTGCTAGTTTCTCAAACCAGAAACGATCTTTCCTCTTATAGAAAGACTGTACAGTCGCACGACTCTTTCCACAATACTTGTGGTAGTCATACTTCTCTTTAGTAAAATGATTCTTTAAAGAGAGGTATTGTTTATAGGCATCAAACGGCATCACGAAAATATAGGGATTACAAAGGTAGTTTTGCTCGCGAACTCTTCTTCAGAAAATTAAGTTCCATTGCTTCATACTTAATCTTCTCTTTTAGAGGTTTAGTAATTAACTTAGGAACAAACTCTACATCAATACTATTCTTTTCACAGAAGTGAATAATAGCATCAATGTATGTCATGCTCTTGGTTTCTTGGACAAGACTCTCAATCTCTTGCGTAAATCGGGCAGGACAAAAGAATTTATTTTCTAGTGCTTTTTCTAGTTCATTCCCCATTCTCTGACCCAGTATTGTGATGTACAAATTCTTTAATGTATCTAACTAGTAATTTAATATAGTCCCCTTTGTTCCGTTTGTCAAATACTTTGACTTCTCCACCAGGAGTTACCATAATGGTAATTAGTTTAGTGACAGGGATACCAGTTAGTTCATAATATGCAGAAGCATAGAACATTTCTTGTACGAAATAATTCTCCAACCACTTTTCAGGTTTGATCTTTTCAGATGTTTTGAAGTCAATGACTGCAAGTTCTCCTTCGTACTCTGCGATGCAGTCAACTCTACCAGCTAAACCAAGATACTCTGAGTATAGAGTTCTTTCTATAGCATGTATGTTATTTATCTTATCAAGATATGGTTTAGCATGATAAAACATGAACTTTGTCAGGGGTTTAAAATCATCCCAGTTGATTTCTTTATTCAACATATAGAGTTCAGTTGCCGCGTGGAAGTCTGTTCCGCGACTGGTTGCCTTCTTTGTAATGCGATTTGCTTCATCAACACCAACTCGCTTACGCCAATCAGCAAAGATCTGTCGGTTATAGAAAGAAGTTACAGATGTAATAGAAGGCACCCAGTCTCCATTGGGAAGGTTATAGAGACGGATGCCTTTGGTTTCTTTCTTGTTTAGTTCGAGGTCACCGAGATAATTACAATGCTCAAAAATCATAAATTAAGATCCATTTTTGCTACTAAGTATTCTTTACAGAGACCTGAACGAACGATGTCTTCGACACCAAATTCAATAATATCCATAGATGGCATTGTTCTGAGAATTCTCATGAAGTCAGCAATACCATTCTTCTCTGCGGTTTTAGTAAGGTCGGATTGAGTGGCATCACCACAGAACATGATCTTACTATTTTCACCAATCCTTGTAATTATACTATCCAGTTCGTGGAAGTTCAAGTTTTGGAATTCATCAACGATGATGATTGCATTATCAAGGGTTGTGCCACGAATGAATGAAGTAGACCAGAAACTTACAGTTCCTTGTGTTTTGAGATTACCGTAGAGCATCTCAAAGTCTGCTTCTGTAGGAAGTTCAAACATATACTTCACCATATTCTTATATGGAATCTGGTAAAGTGAGGATTTGTCCTCATGATCTCCTGGAAGGAAACCGATCTCTCTGGTTGCTACAAGCGATCTGACGATGTAGATCTTCTCGTAGGGTGTTCGGGTGTCAAGAACGTCTCTCAAGGCATTGTAGAGCGTGATAAACGTCTTACCTGTTCCTGCTGCACCATAGGCAACGATGTTTTGATCGTTCTTGTAGCAGCGGAATAGTTCTTGCTGGTTTTCGGTTAACGGTTCGATGGGTTTCATCAAATCCGTATTGATTGGTTTCTTTCTTTTCATTTGTTTATTGGACATTCCAAATGGAACGGGAGTTTGAGTCTTCCTTTTTGCTGGCATAGAAAAGATTAAATAGGGCGAACATAGGAACCTGGGGCTTTTGATGCCTTTCGCAAGACATCATTCCACCCTGGATGGGATTTTTTAAGTTTATCCTTAAAATCTCCCACCTCCCCTGTACCAGGGAGGGTGGATGGATCACTCCAGTCTCTTGTCCAATCAGGATTATCCTTACGCCAAGCATCCCACTCAAGGACGCTCATCTGAACTTCTTTCTGTTCGCCAGTCTCTTTATGAACAACGGGGTATGTCGCCATACATCAATTCCTTTACTTAACTTTATTTATTAAATCCACTCCATTGCTTCCGCAACGGCAGGGAACTGTTCGCAGAAGATCTCTTTTGCACCCAAAGCAATATCCATATGTTCCTTCTGTGTACCGTTTGCAGAACGCAAATCGATATAATGAATCCATGATCTTACAGAACCAGTCATATAGATTCTGGTTGGACAAGCGAGTGGAAGCACAAAACGAGCACACTCCTTTGCGATTCCAGCATCGAGCATAGATTGATACAAGACCATTGCTTCATCAAAGTGACGACGAATCTTGATTTCAAACTCTTGCTTCACATAATCCCCAATATCATCAATAGAGTTCTGACGATTCTTAGTGTCTTGACGGCGAAGGTCAAACATAGGAATCTGATCCGCAAGCATAGAACTATCAGCGTAGCGTTGTGAAAATTCTTGATATGTGAACGAACGGTGCCGGAGCACTTGAGCCGCTATACCCCTGGTAGTATTCAGTTCCAATGTCATGAATGCCTGCTCAAAGATCGACCAGTGTTGATGCTTCACACAATATTTCAGCAGACCAGAGAACTTTTCATTCTCTTGGTTATTAGGATTGCTTACTCTTGCACAATAAGCCATATGCTTTTCTGCGTCTGGAGTGACACTAATCAGTTTAATATCAGTTGTCATCGTCTTCAAATACCTCGTCGTAATCTAAGATGTAATTTTCTGGAGGGTCATCAAAGTTCTCTGCTTTGTATGCATCCACATTTGAGTATACCTCAGACTCCAACGCTTCGACAAGGAGTTTGAGATTCCTTACTATGAGTTTTAGTTTATCTCTTTCCATAAAAAATGGGAGGTTTCCCTCCCATTCTAACACTTATTCAGTTTTGGTGCAACTCAAGTTCTACGTAAGAGAACTAACTCTCCATAGATGAAACCAAGAAACGCTACAGACGAAAGGGATACGATCCCAGTTACTTGTAGTGCTTCCATGATCTCACTTGACGTATGTGCGACCACGATAGCAGTAGGTGCCGTGAGTTTCCTCACTTGCCTGATGAACTGCACAGTCTACACCACGATACTTGGTGATGTTGATTTGTGCGTCATGCAGTGCTGCTGCTTTGTCGATTTGCTTTTTGATGAGTGTTAAGGTGTTCATGGTAGTTACTCCTAAAAGAATGGAAAATTAACCTTCTCTGGTTTCCCAGGATCCGTTGTTTCCGTTCCTTCAGTCGTTTGCGTCTCCGAAGAGATGAACGATCCGTTCCGCGACCTACTTGCGTCCTATGATAACACCGTATCACACCTCCCTTCTACTTTAGATTTGAGATACAAAATTAAATTTCGTTTAGACCTAAAGTCTAGATCTCCATCTAACTGAATCTCAACGCTCTTCTGTAGATACCTTTCACAAGACATGTGCCACCCATAAGGTGACGGATCGTGATGGGCTAAGGTAAGTGCCAACAGTAGTGTTAACATGTTGGATGAACGATGAGCACATTATAGTGCCCTTTCTCTATATAGTCAAGTTTTTTTGTAAAACATGATACAATTTAATGTTTTCTAAACAAACATCCCTTCCCCTTTCATGAACTGAAGGGTTTCTTTCATATCACCAATGTGCTTAAATCCAATATTAACTTGTGGGTATGTTGCATCTTCACCAAACTCTGCCTCAAACCCTCTTTGAGTGAAGTGATGATTGAGTTTGTATTCTAAAAATTCACCACCCAATGATTTTAAGAGTGCTGCCATTCTTTCGCACTCTTGACTACCGTTGCTATAAATTACTGCTGCCATTAGTCCTTATAGGTAATTGAGATTTTTCTTTTTTCTGTACCTTTATGATCAACTAAAAGAGAATGCTGAACCTCTGCATCCAAAAGTTCAGCAATCTTTTCCACTAAGTTATTTACAATATTCAGTTCAGTTACTTTTTTGCCACTCATCAATTTTTTCTTGTGTAGGAACAATGATTCGGAAGGCAAGACCCTCTTCCTCAAACTCTTCATTCATCTTTTCGTATGTCTCAGGTGTGATTTTCTCAGTCACGCTGCCTCCAATCGTCGGGTTTATCTCTCTGGAACCAATCTACAATTTCATCTGCACCACCAAACCCCGTTCTATGATTGGATGGGTCGGGGTCTCCTAACCCCATCCTATTCAGAAAATCATCGGTGCTACCTTCTTCGATACCTTTAGACTGACGACGTGCTTTAGCCAACCAATCTCTAGCAAGAGTATGTGCCTTGGCAAGTTTCTCTGCCCAGATCATATCCTCAAGGGGAACCTCTTCTTTGTTCGCAATACATCTGCAAATGGACTCTAGTCTGAGTCTGTATTGAGTGGAGAGCATGTTAGTTAATTTTGAGTTTGTCTTTTAGATCAAGAACCTTATTAACCTCATTCACCGCAGCAGACATCCTAGCACCTAGGATATCCATGATATCGTCGTAGATTACTGTATTATCCACGTAGTCATCGAAGTATGTGTCGATTGCTTCTTTGAGATACCTCTTGCGATGCCACTCAGGTGAATAGGGTTTATAAGACATGGTGAAAGTAGTTTTTCATACTGCAAACTATAGCAAAATCTGGTTGACAAGTCAACTGTTGTATTTATCGACAAGTTTGTCAACTTTTGTTTTCTTACCAGAAAGTTTCTCAATCTCACACATTGAGGACTTCTGATACTTCTTTAATTTTTTATACTCTTTGACGAGTTTCTGAATGTCTTCATGAGGCATTTCAACTTCAACGTCAAAGAGTTTCTTGTCAAATCCCTTACTCATTTTTTCTTTTTTTGGTCTTTCGGTTTCACACCCCACAATTTGGGATTCATTGTGCCATATCCAAAGTCAATCTTTTGGACAGCACCCTTACCATATCGGTCATAGTACATATCAAAAAGTTGAGATGTTTTCTTACATCTGGTAAGGTCAATGTATTCTACACCATCAACAATATACCAGATTAGTCTGGCATCGTTTGGTAGTGATTTGTCATTTGCCGCGTCAAGAGTAGTTTTCTCTTGCAGAATTTGGCAACCATATGACGAAGGATCTTCCGGTTTAATTGGAAGACTACCCATCTCCTCCTCCTTAGTTTCTACGCTTACTGTCATGAGCGACCACCCCAATCAATGTCAGGATATGCCTCAGAGACATTCGCTTTTGTTAACTTATATTTAGTTGCGAGTAGTTTATCCTTAACAAGGCAAAGAATTTCTGCTTCTCTTGGATGAAGTCCTCTAAGAAGATTGATAAACATCATCTCCCTACGAGTCTTAGTAAGGGTATCATTACCACCCTTCACAAAGTTATAAAGGGTAGTCCATTCTTTACGAAGAGATGTTTTATTTCTGCCATCAAGATCTTGTCCAGTAGCAGACTGACCGCCCCTCATTTCATTTGCAATGTTTTCCGAAAGAGATCCATCAAAAGCACTTTGCTCATTTGGATCACCATAAGGAACCTCACCTTCCGGAATCATTGAGATAACACTGTCATCAAAGTTCCAAATCAATACAGACTTTACAGAGTTATGCTCATACTTCTTCAGTACTTCCACTTTCTTAGCAGCACTTCTCTGAGAAGAGGCAAGTTCCAAAATCTCAAAGACAAAAGGATTTGTAGGAAGTTCAATTGAACTAGGTGCTGCTTTTTTTACAGTGGGTTTCTTTGTGGTAGCCTTTGGTTTTGCTGCTCTTGGTTTTCTAGTTGTCGTCTTCTTCGTCGAATTCGTCATAGCCATTTTCAAATCGTACTGCTAAAATTTCATCTGGTAAAATATTTCCGTTTTCATCAAACATCTCTGGATGTGTGTAAACGGGTTGGGTTTGATATACATGGTCTTTCGCTAACCATCCTACCACACCTCCTACAAAAAACATCATAATGGAAACTAAAGTTCCAATAGTGAGGGTTACTGCTAACATCTTCCTGTCCTCCAGAGACTATTTCTTTCTGATGTCCAGATAGAAGTTCAGATGGAAAACAATCTCTCTTTGGAAGAGACCAACCATTTTACCGAACTTTACCTGAAAAGTTTTGGGCGGTTCTGGTTTTCCCCTCCTGTTGCGTAATAGCAACTCTACCCCACGATTAATATGGGGATCTGATTTATTTAGATTGCTTTTTCCTTCTTCCTGGTCTTCGCTCATAACTATACCTCTTTGCATCATCTAAAATACCCTGAAGGTATGTTTTAATTTTTCTTGCTTGGGGTTTTGGAATATGCCCATAACCCTCACGAAGTTGTTTGTGTGCATTGTCACTACCACCCTCAAGATATTGTTCTAGTTCAGAACTCAAGTCATTGATTTCTTTTGAAGTAGAGCTTTCGATAAAAGCATCAACATCGTGTTTTTTGACTTTACTTGCCTTTAGGTAATCGTAGAATTTTAAATTCATTTGTCCCTCAAAGGCATTATCGATCGCGTGTTCGATAAGATCATAGATGTCGATGAGGTTTTGTTCCATTAGACTAATTTTTGTTCCCTTAGATACTTAACAGTTTCCATACATCCGCCAATAAGTTCATCGTCTTTGACTACTCTTGGGAACGTAGAACCTTCCCCAAATTTATCATAGAACTCTTCGCGTGTGTAATCCCTG